ATACTCACCAATATCAAATGCAACTTGGAGAAGTGCATGATGTTCATTAAAGAAAAGAATAAGATTATATTCTTTACCATAATCTTCTCTTACATACCATTTTGCTACTTGAAAGATTTTCATCGGTATTCGTCCTCATCAAAAGTAAAGTATTCGTGAATGGCAGACATTACAGCATCTTCAATGTGCTCAATAACAGCACCCTCAGTGGGATTTTCTACGTGTTTATGTGCCCGATGCCATCCAGATCGGACACCTTCTTCAATCGCCTGTTCTAGAATCACATAAAATTTAGGTTTCATAATACTTTCCTTTTTTCAGAATCAAAAGATGTCCATTTTGCTATTTTAAGACACATCAGTAAAGTTTGGTGTTCGCGGTGATACAGTTCCCAATCACCTTTACATTTTGCAGTATACCGCCTCTGATAAGCACAACACCAAACATTATAATAAATTTTTGCTTTTTCAGATAAATTCATTCATTAATCTCTTTGTCTCCAATCTTCTGGTTTATCTCTACCTTCAGTAAAAAAATCTACAATCTCATCAACACTATCAAATCCACTAATTCCGTGACGTTCATGTCCAGTTCCACCAATATCAAGTTGATTCAAAAAATCATCCATGTCACCTTCTTGCATGTTAGGATTTTCCGCTCTTCTTCTTGCTTGACGGAGCATCGTACCTGCTGTTCTATTTACTTTTGCAAGTTTTTCTGCCCAAATCATGTCTTCTAAACTTACTTCTTGATGTTGTGCAATTTTTGCACAGATTGCTTCAAGACGAAGACGATATTGTGTAGAAAGCACGTTTAATCTCCAGATAGGGTTATTTAGCACTTGATTCAATCTCTTGTTGTAGTTCTTTTGCCATTTTCATTGCTCTTCTCCACATCAAATATTTGACAATTGGATTTGCAGGATTATGCACTATCCACCATTTTGTTTTTTCATATTGAACTTTTGCAAGTTGAGTCAGCATATAAAATGCCCTCGCTACCGATTGATCCGTAACAATCAAGTAACCAATACAAAAAAATATAACAAAATAGATATAAAGAGAACTCATTGTCTTAAAGTTTTGAGATATTCTAACACATGTTCACGAACTGACATGAGTTCATTGTAACATTTTTGATTATGAGCACAATTGCGAAGTTCTACATCTGGTTTCAAAACACTTTCTACAAACAAAGTTAAACCACGATTCCATTTTTCAGATTGAGATTCATTTTCCATCAGTTTTAATTTTCACAGGACAGGTTGGAATTACTTGTTTTATTTCTTCAATGATCTCATGCTTCACATGGTTTGGTACATTTTTTTGATTTTGAATGCGACTTAAAAGACCTTGTGCTTGACTACAAGTAATTGTTGTAGTAAGAAATAGAGCAATCATTGCGCTCTCCGATTCTTAAAGATTATTTATTGAGCAAATCCTTTACTCTTAACCTTTTGTTTATCTTTAACAATAATAAAGTCTAAGAAATCAGGAATCTGGCAATGAGTAAACCAATACTGCTGCGTATCTAACCAATTGTCAAACAATACTTTTTTGTTACTTTTCAGAACAACTTCATAATTGTGACGATCATAAGGAGCATCGGATGTGCAAGAAAATGTTGTAGTCATAAAAATTTGTCCAGAGGGCCTTTAGTGTTTTTCTTGAGTGCTTTGACTTCTTTTTCAATATAGGAAACTGCACTCTTGTAGTTGTTTGCAGTATGAACTTGTTGACCCTTGTAAACAATAATAAACTTCTTACCCCAAGGTATTGCTGCCCACTCCATGTTTTTACTCACAAATCCATTTGGACTTCCTGGAGTGGGATCTAAAATTCCTTCATTTTGAATGTTCATTAGAATACTGCATTCACGCGAAGAATTCGAGCATTTGGATTCCGAACTTGAGCAACTCTCATTGCTTCATCGTAACTATTTGCTCGAACAAAATCATAAAAGACTTTGCCAGCAACCCAAAGTTCAACTTTACAGTTCATTTGAAATACCTTTAGTGGAATTAGTGTTTGGTGACGCTAACAGCAACGTCACCTTTTACAAAAACTGTCTCTACGACCTCCTGAAGACGCCTGGCGGTGGCGATACCCGTATTGGCATAAACTGGTACGTGAATCATTCCGAACGCCTTGCAGTAGTTCTGGAGGTCTCCTGAGATAAGTTCTCCGCTATTGATTCTAGCATAGTCGCGGGAGTCAATGCGAATCACTCGTCCAATGGTCTGACACATTTGAATCACATCCATGTTACGCATCATAATGCAGGATGTCAACCCAGGGCAGTTGATTCCTTCAGAAAGAATGCTGTAGTGTAGAATGATGAATTTCTTTTCAGAATCCTTACCCCACTCAGTCAGAGTGTCAAAGAAAACTTCCCTAGAAACCTTTTTATCATTAATAAATGCACCATACTTGGCAGTAATCCACAGAACATCATAACCATAAGACTGAACTTCAGTCATGAATTCTGTTTCTGCAAGCATACGAATCAGAACTTTGGTGTTAGGTGCTGCAACAAGAACCTTCTCCATATGATCTTCATTCAGAATCGTATCCAGAAGAGTCATACAATCACGTTCTGCACCATAGTCTTTGTCACGAGTCACATCAATCTTATTGACAGAAACTTTTGGAGGGAGAATAGTGCCGTTCTGAACAAGTTCTGTTGCAGGAACGGAACAAATGACTTGACCATAAACATCAACGTCATTCATACCAGGTTTTGAAAGTGTTGTACTGTGCTTTGGTGTTGCAGTGAAGAAATAACACCGACCAGCGTTCTCAGAAAAATACTGAGTAGATTCGAAAAATGATTTCTTAACACTATTATGCGCTTCATCAAAGTAGATTGTATCCACTTGAATACCAGAATTCACAATTTGATGAAGAGAATTGTAAGTTGTAAAGATGAGTTTATGACCTTTGTTGTGATAGTTCCAAGCAAAGATTTTACTCGGGTTTGTAGTGCTAAAGTGATGAGTCTCACCACTGTGTACGTGCATCACATGAGCGTTTGTAATATGTTCAAGAAACTCACTGGATAACTGCTCTGCCAATAAGATGCGTGGAGCAGTTATCACTATCGTCTTACTGTCGCTATTGGAAAACTCACGAATTGCATCAAAAATCATGGTCAGAGTCTTGCCCGCTCCAGTGGGCATGATAACCTGACCTTTGAGATACTGAGCAAGAGCAGTCTGAGCACGATCTTGGTGAGGACGGAGTTGAATCATGGTGATTGGTTGATTGTCCTCATATTATAGCAATAAAAAATCCCCGTCAAGGGGATGGGGTGGACAGTTCTTTAAGTGTCTTTTTGTTCCTCATTCATATCTGAAAGAATTCCTTCAAAAGTATTTTCCCAAGAATCTGAATCTGCATCCCATTTTTGAAGAGGACATGAATCTAAAATTACTTTTGCTTTTGCTGGAAGATAACAACCACATTCCATACAACGCTCTTCAGATTCGCAATAAGACTTACATTGTTTACAAATTTCCATTCTTTGATTATAAACTTCATCAGATACTAAGAATGACTTTTCTCCAAAATTTTTCTGGATGTACTTAATTAAATCTAATGAGAATTTAGCTAAATTCTTAGTTTGTTCTCCTATTGATGGGAATTTTTGTTCTTCACTCATAGTATTATCTTTTAATATTTAAGTATTATATAGTTATTATTACTTGTCTTCAACCGGAACAAAGATAATCTACTCAATTTTGACTGATCTGTCAAGTGTTTTATGTTACTAAAACTGTACTCAGAGTTCCAGCATCACTCACAATTAAACGATATTTACTTCCATTTGGAGAAGTAAGAATAATACCATGTGAGTTATTTGTTCCGACAGAAATATCACCACCACGAACTGTTAACTTATGTTCTGGATTTACAGTTCCAATTCCAACCGATCCAATACCCGTTACAACAAATGATGAAGCTCCAGCACCAACTTGGAAAAGTTGCTCAGCAACAGTTGTTCCTACTCCAACATTTGTGGATGGAGTATATATTTTATTATTTTTATAATTTACAAAATCAGAACTGAACCATAATCCTTCTAAAAGTGTAATATCATTAACTCCAGATGAAGCAACATAAACAGTTCCTATTCCAGTACTTTTAAATTGGTAAGCACCACCAATAATATCACCATCAATTTGTACGGGAGTTCCTATACCACTTGAATATCCATCAAAAGAGGTTACAGAATTAGTGACAAATAAATTACCAGAATCAATTATAGTATTTCCAGAAACAAATAGTTTTGCAGTAGAGTCAACGATATCAGTACCAATTCCAAGGGTAAACTCGGTCGATAATCCAATGACAGTAGATAATCCAACCGTAGTAATTCCTGTTACAATTGGAGTAAAATTAAAATCTGATTGGAAATAGATAGTGCTTACTACACCAGATTGAACTGTTGGATGATTTGCAAAAAGATTAAAACCAGCTTGTTGTGAAATTCCTGTTACTGTTCCTAAAACTACTAAATTGTCAAGTGTTGTAGTAGAAGTTGTAGTATCAAAAAGTGCAGTAATATTGGGATTAGACTCAGACTCAGTTCCAATATAACAAGATTTATTGATATAACATTCATCTGCAATATCTAATCTTCCTAAAATTTCAGCAGTTCCATTAACACTTAAAGTTTTTGTAGGAACAGTAGATCCAATACCAATTCTAGTATTAATAGAATCTATAGTTAAAACATCATTACCAAAATCAATATTACCACCAAGTTCAGTATTTCCCTCTACTTTAAGATTTCCATTGACAATTACTAAATCTGTATTAGAATCAAGAATCAAATCTCCAGAACGTGTATCGATTATAGTTGTTCCAGAAGATCCAATTTGTATTGAATTGATGTATGCTTCAGCAAAAGATCTACCGACAGTTCCAATTAACCCAGATGCATCGTTATTTGGTAAAATATTTCCTATAAATGTTGATACTCCAGTTACTCTAAGATTTGTTATATTTGCTAATCCACCAGTCAAATCGGTTGCAGTAGACGCTGTACCAGTTAAGTTTCCTACAAATGTTGAGGCGGTTATAATACCTGAAGTATTAACACTAATATTGTTTGGTAAAGATGATGCCGTAGAAGCAGTACCAGTTAAGTTTCCTACAAATGTTGAGGCGGTTATAATACCTGAAGTATTAA